ACCGTTAACAAAGGAGATAGATTATGTTAAAAAGAATATTCAACAGACTAATTGAAGCTAGAATTGAATCTGCAAAACGTAAGATTGCACGTAATCAATTATATAGTATGACCGATGCAGAGCTAAGAGATATAGGCATAGGTCGGTACGACATAGAAAGAGTTTTAAGATATGGCTACAAAGTCTAAAGTAAATGCGGCAGGAAATTATAGTAAGCCTACTATGCGTAGGAATTTGTTTAACCGCATTAAGTCAGGAACCAAAGGGGGCAAGGCAGGTCAGTGGTCTGCACGTAAAGCCCAAATGCTTGCAAAACAATACAAAGCCAAAGGTGGTGGCTACAAAACTTAGAGGCTAAGATGGACCCAGTTACAATTATTGGTGGGGCTACTGTAGCATTTAACGCCCTCAAGAAGGGATTTCAGGTAGGTAAAGACCTACAGGATATGTCAGGACAGTTGACTCAATGGGCAGGTGCTATGAGCGATCTGTCATTCATGGAACAAAAAAACAAGAATCCCCCTTGGTGGAAAGCCTTGAATGGTCAATCGGTTGAAGCTGAAGCACTAGAAATCTTTACAGCTAAAAAGAAAGCCGAAGCAATGCGGCAAGAACTCAAAGACTGGATTAGTTTTAGTATGGGTCCATCTGCATGGGATGAACTTGTAGCTACTGAAGGTAGAATACGTAAACAAAAGAAAGACCAAGAGTATCGTAAAGCTGAAATGATTGAAGCAATTATAACTTGGACTGTTACAGGTTTATTGTTAGTTTCAGGAATGGGTGCAATTATTTTGATAGCATGGTTAATAAATGGCTAAAGCAAAATCGCAACAAAGTCTCGACAGTTGGACAAAACAAAAGTGGAGAACTAAAAGTGGTAAACCTTCTACGCAAGGACCAAAAGCTACTGGTGAACGATACTTGCCAGAAGCAGCAATCAAGGCTATGTCTAGTTCGCAATATGCGGCAAGCACTGCCAAGAAAAGAAAGGATACGGCTGCAGGTAGGCAGTTTTCTAAACAACCTAAAGCGGCAGCTAAAACTTCCAGACGTTACAGGAGAACATGAATGGTAGTAGACTTTGACATTGATGGTGACGGTGAAATTACAGCAGAAGAAGTAGCAATGAAAGAACGTATGCTTGAAATAGAGCTACGAGAGGAAAAAGCAGAGTCGCAGAAAAAGATGGCATGGGTAGCTATGGCTATGATGATTATATTTACAATATTTTTGTTTACACCTATAATGTCCGATACACGAGTTAATGCCCTTGCAGATTTGCTTGGGCTGTTTTATATTGCACAAACAGGTATTGTAGCTGCGTACATGGGTGCAACTGCATACATGGCAGGTAAGCCAATGGGTAATAAGATAGCAATGAAAAAGGATATGAGATGAGTTTTAGACTAAGCCAAAGATCAATAGATAGACTTGAGGGTGTCCATCCAGATATGACAGCAGTAGTTGAACGAGCTATTCAACTGACAGAGGTAGACTTTGGGGTTACACAGGGTGTGCGTACTTTAGAAGAACAGAAAGCCAATGTAGCTGCAGGACGATCACAGACAATGGCAAGTAAACATTTATTACAGGACGATGGATTTAGTCATGCAGTAGACGTGGTAGCCTATGTAGGTTCAGATGTATCATGGGAACTAAATCTTTATGACGATATATGTGACGCCTTTAAACAAGCAGCCGAAGAAGTAGGCTGCGCTATTAAATGGGGAGCAGCATGGAGTGAAGGTGACATTCGCACATACGAAGGTACATCAGAGGACGCTATGATGGCATATGTAGATTTGCGTAGATCACAAGGCCGTAGACCTTTTATTGACGCACCTCACTTTGAACTGATGATGTAGGAGAAAATTATGTCAAAATCAAGAAGAGAACAAAACTACCCAGATGAAATTGTAATGATGGCAGATTTATTACGAAATCTTAATATGACTAGTAAATCAAAAACTAGCGCATTAGATACGCTAGCAACTATGAAAAATAATCAACCAGAAGCTTTTCAAAAACTTAAAGAAGATATTTCTCAAGAAAAAATTAGAGACGATAGAAGGAAAGCAGAAAATAAAAAAAGAACTAAAAAAACAATGGCAGATAAGTCTGGTAATCCTTCTTCTAGAGATAGATCAAAAAATGAAAGGGCTTTAAAATTTCCAAAAAATAGACCTATGAATTTAAGTGGTAAATCAAGGGGTGGTCTAATTAAAACAGGAAGTGTGGACTACAGAAAAAAAGGTATGTTTTATTGAGATGGTTACTACTCGCTCTATTTTTATCTTCTTGTGGTTTGAGTACTCTGCTACCGCTAGGAGGATCAGGCGGTCCTACAGTAAATTCTAATGCACAGATAGGTGCAGAGAATAGACAGTCTGCTATAAGTATTGAAGAGACTACATCTGTAGGAAGAGATATAGTTACAAAAGAAATAGAAACAGGTATGGTTGAAAAACTAAACATTCAAAACATACCACCTTGGGTAATGATCCTGTTGTTACTAGGATGGTTATTACCAACACCTACAGAAATGGGCAGAGGCATACTTAACTTTGTACTATTATTATTTGGAAGACAAAAACTATGACACGAGCACTAACAGAAAAACAACAAAAACTATTGGCTGTACTGTTTGATGAAGCAGGTGGAGACATTATAGCTGCAAAGAAACTTGCAGGATACTCTGACGCTACATCATCTGCTGAAGTAGTGAAGTCACTTAAAGAAGAAATACTAGACGCAACGCAGACTTACATGGCACGTAATGCACCTAAAGCTGCAATGTCTATGGTGGGTGCACTGTACGATCCTACTGAGTTAGGTATTCGTGACAAGATGCAAGCTGCCAAAGAACTACTTGATCGTACTGGTCTAGTAAAAACAGAAAAGATGCAAGTAGAAGCAAAGGGTGGTGTAATGCTAATGCCACCTAAACAAATGGATGAAGATGACTAAACCTCTACAGAAGTGGAAGTTACCCCAACCAACCGACATAAAAGAAGACAACGAATGGATTGCTATTCCACGCATATCAAGAACAATACCATTCGGATATGAAATAGATAAGGACGATCCTGATATACTTCAACCTGTTGAGCACGAGCTTGACATGCTTGAAGAGGCAAAGAAATATCTAAAGCAGTATTCATATCGTGAGGTTGCCAATTGGCTATCTAGAAATACAGGTCGATCTATATCTCACGTAGGACTCAAGAAACGGTTGGACAATGAGCGAAGAAGAAAAAACAAAGTTGGAAGCCTACGCAGATGGGCAGACTATGCGAAAAAGGCAATCGCCAAAGCGGAAGAAATTGAAAACAAACGCCTCGGTGCAAAAGCCTACGAAGAAGAAAGCTACCCCAAAGCCAGTTAGTATCGTTGAGGAGATTCCTGTTGAGGAACAACACAACGTTATTTTCAAACCCAATGAAGGTCCACAGACAGACTTTCTAGCTGCAGGTGAACGAGAGGTCTTATATGGCGGCTCGGCAGGTGGGGGCAAGTCGTATGCAATGTTAGCAGACCCCTTGAGATATATGGGGCATCCTGACTTTTCAGGTCTGTTACTACGGCATACAACAGAAGAACTTAGAGAGCTTATATTTAAATCACAAGAAATGTACCCTAAAATTTGGAAGGGTATCAAGTGGTCTGAACGAAAGATGCAGTGGACTGCGCCCTCTGGAGCGAGGTTGTGGATGTCCTACCTAGACAGGGAAGATGATGTCCTGCGCTACCAAGGTCTAGCGTTTAGTTGGATAGGCTTTGATGAGTTGACTCAATGGCCCTCACCATTCGCATGGAACTACATGCGCTCTCGTCTACGGTCCACTGCAACCGACTTACCAGTGTATATGAGAGCTACCACTAACCCAGGAGGTAGAGGACATCACTGGGTAAAGAAAATGTTTATTGATCCTGCACCTGCAGGTAAAGCATTTGAAGCACGAGACTTAGAAACAGGAGAGGTTCTTAAATATCCTGCAGGTCACGAGAAAGCAGGTAAGGCACTATTTAAACGTAGGTTTATACCTGCACGATTATCAGATAACCCATACTTGGCTACACAAGGTGACTACGAAGCTATGCTACTGTCACTACCAGAACAACAACGTAGACAACTACTAGAGGGTGACTGGGATATAAAAGAAGGTGCAGCCTTTACAGAGTTTGACAGAAACATACATGTAGTCGAACCATTTAAGATACCAAGTAACTGGGTTAAGTTTAGAGCGTGTGATTATGGATATGGTTCTTATAGTGCTGTTGTGTGGTTTGCCGTTGCGCCTGACGAGCAACTTGTGGTATATAGAGAACTGTACGTCAGTAAAGTTTTAGCCACAGATTTAGCCGACATGGTTCTTGAGCTAGAAGCACAGGACGGAAATATTAAATATGGAGTACTGGATAGCTCTTTATGGCATAAGCGTGGCGATACAGGTCCAAGCCTTGCGGAGCAAATGATAAGTAAAGGATGTAGATGGCGTCCTTCAGATAGATCAAAAGGTTCTCGTGTAGCAGGTAAAAACGAAATACATAGACGATTACAGGTAGACGAATTTACAGAAAAACCAAGGCTAGTATTTTTTAACAACTGTACAGAGATAGTAGCACAGCTACCTGCAATACCATTAGACAAAAAGAATCCAGAAGATATTGACACACATTCAGAAGACCACTTGTATGATGCGTTAAGATATGGTATAATGTCAAGACCAAGGTTTAGTATATTTGATTATGATCCACATGGAACAACATCAATGGGTATGCGAGTAGCAGACGCAACATTCGGTTATTAAGGAAAAATAAATGGCAGAAGATAATGAAGTATTTATTGAGGACGATGCGGTAGTTCTTGAAGATACAGAAAACTCAGTAGAAGAAGATGCAGATACATCTAAGATAATTCCATTTATTATGGAACGTTACCATCGTGCAGAAGATTATCGTAGGCAAGATGAAGAACGTTGGCTGAAAGCATACAGAAACTATCGTGGTATATATGGACCTGACGTTCAGTTTACTGAAGCAGAAAAATCTCGTGTATTTATTAAGGTAACTAAAACTAAAACACTTGCAGCATACGGACAGATTGTAGATGTACTGTTTGCAAAGAATAATTTTCCATTAACGGTTGATCCAACAGAACTACCAGAAGGTGTAGTAGAAAATGTCTCTTTTGATCCTGCTTTGCCTAAAGAATTACAAGAAGATGAAAAGGGCGATCCAGTATCGCCTTATGGTTTTGCAGGTGACGGTAGGGAAATACCTAAAGGTGCTACGGCTAAAACGTTAGAAGAGTTACTAAACCCTGAACTAGCAGAAAAACTAGACTCTATTGACGGTGTAAAAGAAGGTGTGGGTGGTACACCTACTGCAGTTACATTTAGTCCTGCTATGATTGCAGCAAAGAAGATGCAAAAGAAAATACAGGATCAACTTGACGAGTCTGCTGCATCTAAACATTTACGAAGCACTGCATTTGAAATGGCATTGTTTGGTACTGGTGTAATGAAAGGACCGTTTGCTGTAGACAAAGAGTATCCTAATTGGGATGACGAAACAGGAGAATACTCACCTACATTTAAAACAATACCACAGGTATCACATGTATCTGTATGGAACTTTTATCCAGACCCAGATGCTAATAATGTAGAAGAGGCACAATACGTAGTAGAGCGACATAAGTTATCTCGTTCACAAATGCGTAACCTAAAGAAACGTCCATACTTTCGATCAACAGTTATTGACGAAGCTATAGCTCTTGGTGAAAACTACGACAAAGAATATTGGGAAGACGATCTAGCTGACTATGCACCAGAACACGGTATTGAAAGATTTGAGGTACTTGAGTATTGGGGTATGTGTGACGTTGAGATGCTTGAAGAGCAAGGTGTAGATATTCCAGAAGAACTATCTGCATTTGATGAACTACAAGCAAAC